TTTATGCCATAAAACCTATACCTTCTTCCAGAAAAACCTATACATTCTTTGCCAAAGAATCTATACCTTCTTTTCCTCGCCATCCTTTGGCGGTGTCGGCTGTTGTGGTTGTGTCTCAGTTGGCCTCCCGCCACCTGCCACGTCGCGCAGTTTCGGACTGCCGAGCTCTGCCAGGTTGGTGATGACGTACACGATGTCGCCGTCCTTCACGGCTGGCATGTCGTACTGCTTGCGCAGCTCGTTCACCGTCGCCGTTCCCGTGCGCAGTCGCTTCTCGTCCACCTCGGCCTGTGCCTTCTTGTCGAGTCGCAGCAGCGGGATTTCGCACATGTGGAATCGCTTCACGCCAAAATCTTTGTACGTCAGGAACTTTCTCGTCACCTCCTGCTCTACCTCTTGCACAAGCGGCTGGATAGTTCGTGTCAGGTACTCCATCGTAGCTTGCTCGTATGAGTTGTAGTGGCTGTTGGTGTCGGCCATCAGCAGCGGTCGCGGTGTACCCATGAAGCGGGCTATGTCGTCAACGGTCACACCCAGCAGTTCCACGAGTTGCTGTTCTGCCGGACTGATGCTGATGTTCTGCACCGACTTCAGCGCACGGATAGCCAGCACGTCGTTCTTGTAGAGCTTCGATTCGATTTCCTGGGCATACTTGTCCATCTCCTTTTTGTCGAAGAGACCCATCGCAATCGGGCTCACGCCGCTGCCCGTCTGGTCTTCGCCAATGATGAGCTTCATGCGACCGCCCTTGCCTGCAATCTCCAGGGCCTGCTGCTTCTCGGTGGCACTGAGGGCCAGCGTCGAGAGGATGAAGCGGATGGTGGGGATGCCCAGATAGCCGTTAGGCTCGCGGAAGGTGTTGGGCCAATGGATCACGTCAGAGGCGGGAACCTCCACACGGTTGCGGATGCCCTTGTCGGTGGAGAAGGTCAGCGTGTAGGTGTTGGCTGCGAGGTTGTAGGCACCATAGCCAGCCCACCATATCGCCTTCACCATGTCAAACTCGTCACGCTCCATGTAGGCATAGGCGTTGCCAGTCATGTGGCGCGAGATACACATCTGTTGCCAGAAGGTAGCCGCCGTCATCACGGGGTTAGGCTGCACTTGCATCAGGTAGTTCAACTGCTTGCCATAGCCGCGCATGTCGATGGTGAAGTTATCCTTCTCGAAGTCCTTCTTCTGGAACTGCGGCTCAAACTGGCTCACCGTCTTCGCCTCCAGCGTCACGGCACGATGAAACGCGCCAATGGTCAGCGACGACTGGAAACCGCCAGGGATAATGATGTTCTCCTGAAACGAGCCGCTACCCTGTGCGGGAGTGTTCGCTGTCAGCGTCGAGTCAGGAACACCAGGCACACCATTGATGGGTGCCGGTGTCGCCTCGCGCTTTCGGAACATGTTTGCAAAGAAATTATCCATATCTATTTCTGCTTTTTACTATTCCCGCGTTTACGTGTCTTGGGTTTACCGTCGGCTTTCGTTTTCACTACTGGCGTTCCTTGCGCCTCGTCGAAGGTGGGCGGTTCTGGTGCTTTATCCTTGCACTCCAGCGGCGTAGTCGCCGCTGCTTCGAGTTGCGCTTTCTCCTCGTCTGTCAGCATCCAGTCCTGCCAATGGCACTCAATCCAATACTTCTGGTCTTCGATGTCTGTCTTCTTCCATGATCCGCTACCGTAGTGGCTGAAGTAGTCGTAAAGGTTCCAATACACACGAGCCACCAATGCAGGCTTCGTGTTCTTGATGTCTTCCAGCAGACTTGCGCCAGTGTCGTACCAGTTCAGTGGGTCAGTCTTGTCGTCTGAGTGCAAGCCGAAATTGCGCACAGGGTCGAAATACTTGGCACCGTTGGCCACCAGCTTCGGCACGTTCATGTAACACAACATGGGCAGCAGGCGGTCGGGTTCCAAGCGGCCCGTACCCTCGAAGTGCTGAATCTTTCCGACGGCTGCATAGTTCTCGTCCCACATGAAGTCGATGGGCTGCGAGAGTATCACGTCACTCTCCATCAGGATGAATCCCTGGGGCAGAATCTCCCACAACTTCTGCACCGACATCATGTGCCTTGCGCTGGCAAAGTGTGGCAGGTATGAGCACTTGTTCGGGAACTTTGCCAGTTCCTTCTCGAAGTCGATAATCTGTCCTTTAGTGTTGTCGATGATAGTCACGTCGCCCAAAGGTTCTGTGATGGTAAATGGTCGCTCGTTCGAGTTTTCAAACACGACCACTTTCCAATCCATGCCGCCCTTCTTGCGGATGGACTTAATACCCGCCGTTGTCAGTTCCGGCGTGTTGTAATGCACGATTGCTACTGTCTTCTGTTTCATATCTTCTTGGTTTAGTTATTACTTGGTGTTTCAGGTTCTGGTGCAAGGGTAGGAGTCGGCGGAACATACGTCGGAGCATCTTGCACCAGCTCCTGAGCCAATATCTCTATCTCGTTTCTTTGTCTATCACCTTCGAGCGACAGCACTTGGTAGGTCTTACCGTCGCAAACCAGCAGCGAGTCGCGCCTTACGATGTCATTCCAATCCATACGGAAGAGCACTTTATCGTAAGCATCCAGCGCACCCTCGCGGAGTGCCTTTGCGCCCGTTTTCCAAGTTTTTGCCGCCCACACCGTCTTCACGTCCTGATATTCGGTGGTCTCGCCGAATGATGTGGCCACCACTTTGTTTCGGATGGTTACACGATGATTTCTGAATCCTGCTTGATATGCCATAATTCGTCCTTTTTCCATTCTGGAATCTATGTGTTTGGGGTTTACCACGTGAAAATCTGTGTTTTTCTTTGTTGATTTAAATTTTATTGTTTATCTTTGCCGCCGATAAACGGTCTCATGACCTCAAATACTAACTAAAAAACAAAACATCATGAACAAAAAATCAATGTTTAACGGATTGTTAAACAAAGTTAACGGGGGGGGGGCAGTTTGCCTTATCGCCCTGTCAATCGCTGCTTTGACAGCTTGTGAAAAAGACTCAGATTCTGAATCAAACGACACGAAGGCCGTGACCTTCACCGTCTCGACTGACTATTCAGATCAGTGGCAGCCAGTGACCCGAAGCCTCGATGCGGACGGGAAAAGCATGACTGATGTGTGGGTGCTCGACTACATGGACGGGCAGCTCATCCAGCAGGTGCATCAGGATGACAACACCGCCGCCGACTTCGGTGCTCCAACGATGGAGCTGGCCTATGGCTCGCACCACCTCTACTTCGTGGCCAGTCGCAGCGTTGACGTTATCCTAAACACCACCACCCACACGCTGACCTTCAGCAAGGTGCTCGACACATTTTGGCGCGACCTCGAATTCAATATCACATCGACTACCAACGGCTCGCAGGTGGTGAGTCTCAATCGCATCGTCACCAAATTGAAGCTGGCATTCACCGACCCTATCCCGACAGGCACGGCCACCGTCAACATCATCCCGCATACCTGGTACTATGGCTTTGACTATCTGACTGGCAACCCGACCACAGCCGCCGTCGATCAGACTGTTACCATCAACGTGCCTGCATCTGAAATCGGGAAGACAACATCTGCCAACGTCTACGGATTCTCTGGTGCCGACGAATGGACCACCGACATCATCATCAACTCGAAGAAGAGCGACAACACCGTCTTAGGCCAGGCAGTCATCGTTGACGCGCCGTTCAAGCGCAACCGCGTCAGCGAATACACTGGCCCGCTTTTTAGTGGAGCCGAGGGCTTGACGCTCTCATTGAATACGACGTGGGACGACTCATATCAAGGCACATGGTAAGCGATTCTGAAACCCTGAAGCCAGTGATGCTGCTTCATAATGATTTTTTAATGGACGACAAGTCCGCCAGATATGATGCTGACGTGCGCGTCTTGACCTACTGGTTGCCCACGACATACTATGGCCCGCAACGAGTGAGCGTTCACTTTATGTGTGGTGAGCCGAAGATGGTCTGTATTATCTATGGCGGCACAGACATTCGCTCCTCGGCCATCAAGACTGTCGGACAGCTTCGTCAGGCTCTCGCCCTCGCAGGACTCACAGAGATTAAAATCGAAAACGAATGAGCAACTGGGGAGTGAAGCGCAACGCCTACTGTGAGGGCTGTTATTGGTGGCGATATTTTAACCACTTTTATGGCTGCTTCAAATTCAAGGTCTATCGCTTCGACGAGTTTGACCGTCTGTGCGGGGGGCGATACTACAGACATAGGTAGTGGTATGTCGGAATTTCCGACTTTTCTATCAAGAGGGGACAAGTAACGAGCTTGTCCCCTTTGCTTTTTTCGTGTATATCCTTAAAAATATATAAATCTTTGGCGGTTCTTTCGTTTATATGCGAAAGTATTATTATATTTGCACCGATAAAACACGAAAGGTATGTGTAAACTGAGAATAAAGGAACTGGCCCGCGAGCGGCATGTCACGATGAAGCAGATTGCGAAGGCGTTGGGGTATGCTCAGCCGTCGTCGCTGAATCAGGCGATGGCGCGTGGGCTGAAGGTGCCGCAGCTGGAGGATATTGCCCGTGTGCTGGGTGTTGATGTGCCCGATC